AATTCGACACATGATGCAAAAGACTAAGGTACAGTCTTTTCTTGCCCTTAACAGTTCCAAATCCAAACGACCCGCCAGCACCGGCATCATAAGTGTCAAGAATTGTATCAACACCCCATTGATTTAGGCTAAAGTTAAAACTTAGCATCTTTGCGCCGGTTGCGGTTCCCTCTATCTGATTAAGAAGAAACAGAATTGTTTCCTGCTCGGGCATAACCGCCACATCTCTTACGGTATAAGGAATTCCCCCCGGAGGGGTTAATACATTCTCAATAGCCGCACCTGCATGAGTAACGGACATATTTCGACCAAGAAGATATATTCTTTTGCCGGTCCCACTATCTGACACGAAAAACAAACCAGTATCAGTAAGCGTAATCGGAGATCCCTTCGTTGCACCAACTACACTTGGAATCTTTTTTACCTCGTAAAACCCACCAGCCCCAAGATTATCGGGGCCTTCTCCGGCAACAAGATAAATAGACTTCTCGGTAAAGATAAAAAGATTTCCATCCATGCTGCCAAGAGCAGTTGGCGGATCTGAAATATTATCAGGAGTTTTTATGCTTAATGCTTCATTGAACCCAACACCAAATCCATCACGAGCAAGCTTGGAGTAATAAATAACATCATCCTTGCCGATTACGAATACTCTATCTCTGTGAGTTATGACATATCTTGCAGATGCTGGAGGTTGCTTATTCGCAAGCTCACCGCTAGTGGTGTAGAGAAACTTCCCTGTGGCGGCAATAGCATCAGTAATATCGTCCTGCACTACAGTTATTCCGGCCTCTACTCCTCCAATCGGAATGCTCATTATCTGATTATAGATAGAGCCTCCAATCTGCGTTCTGTATAATGCCGCTATTAGAGGCGCTCTGTAAGAGAACTGTATTTGAGGAAATGTGTTGAAGCCGTCATAATCAAGATCTGCTATCGTTAAATTAACTTTTTCGTAACTAGATGTAGTCGTGACCGTTACCGCTGCCGATGGTTCGCTTTGATGCAAGTTTCCTTGTGCGTCTGTCCATTCATAGACAACCTTATAGTACAAAGCCCCATACACACTATCAGCAGACTGCCCGACATTACCGGTTGTCGAGCTGACTAATGCGGCTGCGACCATTGGCCTATCAAGAAATCCTAGCGCATGAAACTTGTCACCATCATACTGAAATAACCCTTTATCAGCGATATAGAGAATATCATGCAACATGCCTTTGCTTGGAGCGGGGATGTCTATTCTCTCCTCGTTATAACGCCTAAAGTCAAACATCGTAGTAATTGAGTTAAGGAGCAATTCCCCTGCCGGACCAAACCTCTCAAAAGCATTGCCAACGGGGATGGATACAGCCGAACCGTTTAAATTATCACTTCCTAATCCGGTCACGGAATCTGACTTAAAGACATCATTAATATAGTTTGTATCAAAAGTTGAGATAGGGAGATGATCTCTTGCCCAGCAAGGGCTGTGAGGGTCATAAAGATAAGTACCATCAACTTCGATCCCATAAACAGAAACAGTGCTACTAGATTTATTGAATTCAAGCTGAGTCATTGTTCCAGAGCCAGAGGCAACAATGTCTACTCTTGCATGGGGTGTCCCTGTGCCAATCCCGGTAAAAGAACCTGTTCCATTTAAGCGCCAAGCATAATCAGCCCCCGAGGGATTTGCCCCAAAGAAAACCTTAATGCTAGTGCTGTAAATAATAGGGGGCTCAAAAGTAACAGTTAGTGTTTGACTCGAAAGGGACGTGCACGGCCTAGTTGCTGTCGCATCAGTGCCCGCATTAAACATATTCTGAGGAATGCTATCGGCACCGGTATTAAAATTAGTAACGTTAGCGCTGTATCTTTCAGGATGGTCGTTAGTGTCAGTGTCAATAATCTGTATAGAGTTTACGGGCACGTCTGATTGATTTGAAACCTCAGTATTGTCATCGTGATAGATTCCAATCGACACAGGGCCTCGACCCAGCGCAAATGCAAATCTTGATTTCTTCGATAGGTATTTAAAGCAACCAATGGCGCTATTGATGTCAGCATGAATTCCATCAACCTGAATAACTTGGCAGTCATCGGCAGAGCCACCCATGGTGTCATTGCCTACCTCAAAAATAAACTGAACATCATCAGTGCTAGTGACCCTTGGATTCAGACTGTCTCTAAAGACACCTCGAACATAGCCAGTGCCCGCAGCTATATTGACGGTGCTCGTCGAGGCGCTTGCCTCTGCGAATGTCGTTAAGTGGAGATTGTTTCCATCCTTATGTGCCACAGAGAGTTTATTTGCATGTGTTCCAGTCACCCCTGCTCGATGGATTGCCAGGTGAGGAATCAAGGCGCCGGAAAGACTTGTTTCCCAAATAGAGCTACTTAATGTGCTTGGCGCCGTAAACTGATAATAACGAATACGGGTTGTTCCCCCTGTCGCGTAAGATAAAGCAATATTGACTTTTGAGGTTGTGGCGCTATCGCAAACATCAAAAGAGGCTGTTGTTAAAGCATAAGTCCCGCTGATTGTTAGCGGGTAGTTAGCAGTCGCAAAAAGCTCTGAACCTGCTTTTGTTGTTGTTCCTGCGGTATTCTTCCTCTCCGAAAATATAGAACTTACTTTGCGCGGCGACCCATACCGGCCTCATTCTTCTTCCGTTGTTTCCTGAATGCTTTGCTACGCCGATCTTTATGTCTGACTCAACAACTGTATTTGTTTCTCTGTCTACAATTGAGAATTTTTTATTGTAAACCTTATTTCCTGCCGTACTTGATGTCTGGTCCCAATCAACATCAACAAAAGTGATGCAAGCATATTTCCCATCAGAACTAATTGCTGTGTTGGAATCTTCCTGCCTTACCCTTGAGCCCCTGGACACTGGGAGCAACGTATAGTCAATGCCCTCTGAATATCCTTTATCTCCAATAAATTCACCCGAACCGAAATTATAGGCAGTTGCGGTATTTACTGTACCGGCAGATGCTCTGTCCCCAACAATAACGTTTCGAGCAACTATCGAGCCTTTGTAGTCCACAACATCGCTGGCAGCTTTATCAATAAGCCCATAGCCAGTCCTCTTATCAATTGCACCAAGCTTGGAGAATCTGCCATTCTCAAGAGTAACAAGATTCTCTGTAGGCAGAATCTTATGGTCAGCCTTGCCCTGAATACCACTGGTAAACTTGATACTCGCCTTTTGTTTTCTTAGTGGCATTTAAAATATCCAAAATGAAACAGTTAACTCGTTGCTGCCTAGTATGCTCAAGTTATAAAAAAGTGATTCATCATCACTTGCTTGAGGAACGAAATAATCAAAAGTCTGGATAGCTCCCGTTGACTTTCTTCTTATGAGAACAGGAAAAGCTCCTTTGAACTTTCGCCCCAATCCATGCCCAACTGAAACTGTTGTTCCGTTTGGCACGTCAACAGTCACCAGCTTTCCATCAAGAATATCCTTATCCTTAATGAATCCGATAGATTCCTGAATTCTGGACTGAACCCTATTCAGGTCAGCATTATCCCCAATTGCCGCATCGAATCGCTTCATCTAAAAGCTCTTAGCCAGCCAGAGCGTGTTCCAGTTAATTCATCTGTAACACCTTCGGACTCACCAGCATCACGATTCGAAGCTGCGACTTCAATTCTTTCTCTGATTGCTTCAAGCTCTCGCTCAATAACAGTAGTACTAAGCTCTTCTTTTTCTTTCATCTTGTAAACGGCGGTAATGACTGCGTACTCTTCCCAATTTGACATAATGAAACTATTAATCTCATCATCGTCCTCCTCGAGATCTGAGAATGCAGGAACATACCAAAGCTTGATAGTTGAAGTTGTATTGGGCTCAGGAATGAACTCAATGCCATTCCCTCTAATCTGATACTGGTAGTCCGTATAACCGCCACGGCCAGTGATTGCAGTTGCAGCGTATCTGTCTCGTTCTGCGAATGAAAACCGACGAACTCTAATTGTCTCCCCAGAATCAGTAGCATCCACTCCTAAGGATTTGTAGAAGTTCCTAATTCCTAGTTCATCAAAGGAATAGGCAGTCTGTCCGCTAACGAGACTAAACTCCTTGGCAGTAACATAGTAATCCTCAAACTTTTGAACGAGGATATCATGCAGCTCCCCGAGCCCGACATTGATATAGCGGTCAATCTCAGAATCGGAAAAGAAGTTATTGCCAACAGCATCAGCCCTGGTCCTTGCTCTGCTCCGAAGTGTAGATAGGTCAGTCGCCATATCAGGTCCCTATAATAAAAATTTCACATTTAGGATTGCCAGTCGATGGAGTGAGAACAAGATCCTCAGACACCTTAACATCTGGAGTGGCAAAGATACCGTTAGCAGGAATAAGGACATCTACATTCGCAGTTGAGTCAGTATCTATTCTTGCCGTGATAGGAGTAGACGAACTATTCTTAATGACCAAAAGAGTTATCGTTCCAAACATTCCTGTATCAAGAGTGAAGGGCGTATCAATCTCAAGGTGCATATACTCGTCAGGAGTCAGAGTAAAAGCCGCTGGCTTAAACTTAGTCCTTGCCGTGCTAAAGTCCGAAACCTCGGAGTAGACGCCTTTTACTTCTAGCTTTGCATGGCCCATTACTCATCCCCACGTTCTTCCAGGCAAGTTAGGATTGCGTCCTTTAAGGCCGTTCCAAAGCCTTCGCTATCTCCCGCGTTAACCGCTTCAAGCGCCGCTTCAGCCGATTCCGAAAACGCCTCACTGTAACCAGGATCTTCCTCTTCATACTCATCTTCTGGTGCTTCCTCTTCTGGAGGCTTACCACCCTTACCGCCAAGCATAATTGCTAATACATCCTTACCTTTTTTAGGCATAAGCTTCTCCGGAAATAAAGCAGGGGGCCGAAGCCCCCCACAGAATTATTTAAACTACGTCATATCCATAAACAGCAGTGTCTTCTTCAAGAACAATGCAGAAGTGGAGTTCAGCGTCATTAGTCATAGTGGTCTCAGGAGCACCAGTATCATCAACAGTCTGAATAACAACAGTTCCGCCAGCAGTTCCGTCAGTCACAGAGTACGAGATAACAACCGCAATCAATGACTCACCAGTAGCGGGACTAGCATTCAGGACTGAAGCAGTAGCCGATACAAGACCGTCATAAGCTTTATCAAGCTTAACCGTATAAATACCACTTGAGACGGTTACGGAGTAACCATGACCTTTTTGGTTTGCAAGGTCATCACGAAACGACCCCGCAACCATAACCAAATTTTTGGGGCTTCCCCCATTTAAATTAGACATTCAATCCTCCTATGCTAATGCAACGCGGCAGTTAAAGGCTGGAGCAGTGCAAAGCATGTTACCATAGTAACCCCACCGATACTCAACTCCATCCGAATTAGCTTCACGAATACCCTTAAGACCATCGAAGTCCAAGATTCGAGGAGCAGCCCCAAGACTCTTAAATTTCCAAGTATCCATTTGAAGCATGTATGCAACATTCTCAGGGCAGTTGTGATCTGCATAAACATCAACCATGCCCGTGGGCGTAGCCAACGAGAGGCTGGAGAAGCCAAAGCTTGCAGCAGTATCCTTAGGCCCATAGCGACGACGGTTATGTGACGCCGCTGATGCAATCAATGTAGTTCCCTCAAGATCTTTAGCCAATTCCGCCCAATCAAGAGGATTCAAGAATACAGAATCAGGACGACCACCTTCACGAGCTACCCGGACACCAGCATCAATTAACTGCTCCCGAATATTGGTACTCGCCCAGGCAATCCGCTGACCACCAAGACGGGTCACGTCTTGAGTTCGGTTGACACCAAAAAATGTTGTAGATGTAATAGCGGAAGGAAGCCAAGCATCCAGTCCCGCAATCTTCACCTTTGCAACGTTGTTTGAAGCATCGCCCTCAGGATAAAGGTGAAATGTTCCACTAATGGTTCCCCATGCAGCTTCCATCGCTGCGGAAATGGTAAGAACCCCGGTATCCCGATTAACTGCGGTAACTTCAACAGAAGCGCCGTTGTTATTCAGTGCAGAACCAGCAGTAGCGGTGCCACAGACGATACGCATTCCTTTTTCAAAGTTAACCGCATCAGAAAGAGTGGTCAGGGTAATAGATGTCCCTGTCGCCGCTGTTCCGTTATTGATTTGTCCAATGTCACCATGACCAGAGCCATAAACATCTCGACCCATTGCGCGAGAAAGCGCGTGTAGGGCTGAGTCTGTCTTAACCTTAGCAACGTCAAGCAATGAACCTTCATTACCATCAGCAGCCAAAAGAGTTTCGTTGTCTACGGAGACAACTGCATAATCCTTAACGCGGGTTACAACAAATTCTTGCAACTGCGTTCCGCCACGATTGGCTTGAGCTGTAGCAAAATTAGCACTACGGCCAGGAGTAAGTCCGTATTCAACGGCATAGGTGGCGTTCTTCCCTGGAAACTTAGTTTCCTTTGGGATCATCGCCAGTAGGGGGTTATTTCTGTAAACAAGATTTTCGAGCTTCTTGTACGGTTACATGTGTTTCATGGCC